GTCGCCTTGCAGCCTTCATAAGGCTGCAACCACCGCATCTCTTCCAAAAATTGCCCAAAGAACACCGGAGAATACGGCTTACTCATGAGCTTATAAAGTGTTCGCCCCCAATTACTAGGTATGGCGACCACCCCCCCAACATATCTGTGCGAACAAAAATCAAAGGGTTGTCCCTTCGAAGACACGAGCCTATCAGTAATGACCAGGCCGAGCTTGTCGTAGTCTTTAGGATTACCATCGACCACAGAATCGTCTCCCATGAATATCCCCCAAACGTCTGGATGTAATTCGACGCGTGTGGACACATAGTTGACAATATTTCTCATGTTGGAGTTGTTGAATGCAGTCAGAAACCGACCAGAAAGCTGCTTAACAGCCAAGATAAGAACAAAGACTTTGCCATTGGACAAGACGAAAAACGCTCTTTGCTGCAGGTATTCATAGTTGCGTATCATGTTTTCCCATGCCGAGCTTGCATGCGTAATTTTGACTAGTACGTCTGTATTCGCATCGTGTATCTCGACAGGACACTTCGCATCCCACCCTGCAACGTCGTTACTCTCGCTCGACATGCTCTGCCTCTTGGATTCGACTGCGTCCCAAATCTTCTGATTAGACGCATCATCTAGCCCCATCCCAGGTTTGGAAGGCTGTGTTTCCCATCTCAACAAATTCTTGTCGACTAAATCGCCATAGAGAACCCGTTCGACTAGCACACCCTGCGCTGGACACCTGGAAATGATCCGGAACCGCTCTTCCTCGAATTTGGACTCCGAGTGCGGCTCTTCCTTAATCATCAACTGCACAAATGCGGCAAGACCACAGTCAACCAACTGTTGTTTAGTCATCTTTCGCACTTCTTCATGGGGAATATCACGCAATGTACGCATGAGGTCCATGGAAAGGCTGGCTAGCTCAATGTACCCACTTTCGCTATCAAGGCACTGACCTAAGTCTTCATACCTATAAACGAGTGGCACACCACAGCCTGCCGACCTGTTGTGGTGACCAAACTGCATCTCAAATTCGAGTCTGTCAGCTAAAAACTGGTCACTTGGTTCTTGTGGATAATAAGTCCCTGTGTTACACTCGGCCACGTGCTGGACAGCAGAGAGCATTACGTCTGACGACAACTCTACCTGCGGTCCGCTCCGGGTGTTGGACTGGTTAAAAAAGACACTCAGGGCACGCTCTTCGGCGGCTGAG